ACTAACTATGTAACATAATGAAACCCAGGACGTTACAACTATCGTGCCACAATATGCGAATATAGGTCACTGAATGTTAAAGAATGTTAAAATCGGCGGAAATTGGCTGGATTTGGGTGGCTTGAACCCCTCTAAAATCATAATCATTTTTTCATACTTTTTGTAGAACCCAATATTTATAGGCTTCCCAATTAAAAATCATAACTATTTTTTTAAAGATTTACTAAAACCTGACAAAATCACGAATACTTTTTCATACTTTTCATAGAATCTGACATATTCATTTTTTAAAGAATACTTCCATACTTATTAATAAGGGTATATATAGTATTTAGAAATGGTATTCATTTATATTTTTCATAGATTATTATATGATTTTTTATTGATTTTATAGATTCATAATAAAATTCTAAAAATTTTTTTAATGAATTAGTAGAATTTGACATTCATATAGATATTCTTTAAGTATTAATATGTTTGGTAGGTTACGGATTGTAAGTGAATTATGTTGATAAGTATTAAATTAAAAGTAGCGCCCATTAGCCAAAGTTAAAAACTGTAAGTGAATATGTTTTTTATAGAATTATTCATAAATAGGGGTATGAATAAAAATATGAAAATATTTTATGAAGATTTCGCAGAATTTGGCAATTCATAAAATAGAAATAATAGAATATTCCAACCAGAATAGGAATACCCATTAAATAGAAAATTTAATTTGTATTGGAATGGTTGATGAGACAGGTTGTTCGATGTAGTCATGGAAATGGAAAATATTTGGCGTAACCCTACGGGTTACTATAAATTGTATATTTTTATGTTGTTTTAAAACTTAATGAATTATGGCACGTAGCCGAACCATACGTTTACCGGAACCGGATTTCTTACCTGCCACCAAGCAGAAGAATCTTGACCCTACATATAAGCCGAGGTATGACAGAATGATTTTCTTTTTGGCTTTGTTAGGATTGACCGAAGAACAGATGGGTCAGGTTCTGCACGTGAACAGTAAGGTTATACTGAATTGGCGCAATAAGCATCCGTCGTTCGAGGAAGCCATTCGCAAGGGCAAGGAAGAAGCCGACGCACGTGTGGCTCATTCACTTTATCAAGCCGCCATTGGTTACAAGTGTAAAAAGAAAACCGTTTTGACCAACCGTGTAAAGGAATACGATAAACGGGGCAGGGTTATTAAAGAATGGACCGAACCTTTGATTGTTGAAACCGAAGAACAACTTCCACCAAATGTTACGGCAGCCGTAAAGTGGTTACAAGCCCGTCAACCCGAACGGTGGAGTGACCGTATTAAAATAGACGCACGGTTTAACGTTGACCACAGCCTTGATTTAACGGAATTTTCGGTCGAAGAACTTGAAATGCTTAATAAGTTAAGCGAACGCCGCCGGGAAGTTAATAAAATCGAAGAATCAGAATACGTAGAACAATGAATGCCGAAGTAGCCGAACAAGTACGTAAACGCCGTTTGGTCAGTCCAAGGGATATAAACCGACCCGTCGAAGGGATCGACCAAGCCAAGTTTGCCAAAATTTTAGGCAACCCGTTAGGTATTCAAAAGGAATTGAATAACCGTTCGTTGTTTCATTTTTTACAATGGGCGTGGCCTGAAGTAAGCACTCAGCCATTTGTACCGAATTGGCATATTGAATATTTGTGTCACGAACTTGAAGCAATAGCTCAGCGTGTAGGTAATAAAGAACGTAAAAAATATGATTTATTGATTAACGTGCCTCCCGGTTCTACCAAAACGCTACTATGTTCTATTATTTTTCCGGTTTGGTGTTGGACACGTTGGTATTGGATGCGGTTTATTACCGCATCGTATTCGGCTACACTTTCGTTGGAATCAGCCGAATATAGCCGTGACCTTATTAAATCGGCACGGTTTAAGGAACTTTACCCCGAACTTGATATTAAAACTGACAAGGATACAAAAGCTAATTATAAAATCGTATTAAAGGAGAAAAGTCGAATATCGGAGTTTCATACCCGTGAACGTCCCGGTGGGAATCGTTACACTACTTCGGTAGGCGGTACGTTGACGGGTTTTCACGCAGATGTTATTATATGGGACGACGCATTGAATCCCCAACAGGCATCTTCGGATAAGGAATTGGAGATAGCAAATCATTGGATTGACCAAACGCTTTCTACTCGTAAGACGAATAAGGATATTTCTGTAACGATCGGTATCATGCAGCGTTTGCATCAGAACGATCCGTCAGGTCACTTGTTGGATAAACAAAAGGATAATTTACGTCATATCTGTATTCCGGGTGAGATTGAACACTTTGCAAAGCAGGTAAAGCCCAAAGAACTTATTAAGTATTATATTAATGGTATGTTTGACGTAAATCGTATGCCTTGGTCTGTTTTAAAGGAACTTGAAGCCGACTTGGGACAATACGGGTACGCAGGGCAAATAGGACAGAACCCGTCGCCTCCGGGTGGTGGTATGTTCAAGATTGAGTCGTTTCAGATGACTTCCCAAATATTTGCCGATACCGACATTGTACGTACCGTCAGATATTGGGATAAGGCAGGTACGGCAGGTGGAACAGGGGCATACACGGCAGGTGTGAAGATGAGCCGTTTAAAAAATGGTATGTTTTTGGTAGAGGACGTAAAACGTGGACGGTGGAGTTCCGAGCATCGTGAGAGAATCATACAGCAAACTGCCGAAGCCGACGGTAAGAAGGTACACGTAGTCGTAGAACAAGAGCCGGGAAGCGGTGGCAAAGAGAGTGCCGAGAATACGATACGTAACCTTGCCGGTTGGTTGGTAGAACGTGACAAGCCTACCGGAGATAAAGCCTTACGTGCCGACCCGTTAAGCGTACAGGTAAATAACGGTAACGTGATGTTACGTGTAGCTGATTGGAATAAGTTGTATAAAGAGGAATTTGAACTTTTTCCAAATTCCACGTACAAAGATCAGGTTGATGCAAGTAGTGGGGCTTTCAACTTTTTAATTCGTAAAAAGGATGCAAGGAGGATAACTTAATGGAACAGAAAAACGAACAACAAGAATTGATGCGTAAAGTGCAGGTATTTTCAGAAGTACTTGGCAGATTTCAGTTTTTTTCAAATCTTGGACTTGATTCTTATGATGGTAGTCGTGATATTTATAAAGCATTAGGTTATCCAAAAGAAATTACTTGGCAAAATTATTGGGCAAGGTACGGACGACAGGATATTGCCAAGGCTATTATTGACCGTCCTGTGAAAGCGTCTTGGAAAGGTGATATTGATGTTATTGAAACAGTAGAAGATTCATTAACACCTTTTGAAAAGGCTTGGGCTAATATTTACACACGATTAAAATTAAAGTCAATTTTTATCCGTGCTGATAAACTTACAGGTATTGGTCGTTATTCTGTATTGTTTCTTGGACTTAATGATACAACAAATACTGAAAATCTTATAAAACCTGTACAGAAAAAAGACGGGTTAAAATTATTGTATGTCAAAGCCTTGTCGGAACAGACAGCACAGATAGCCACATTTGAGGAAAATGCAAGTAGTGAACGATACGGATTACCGTTGATTTATAATGTGATGATTCGTAGTGGTGAAAATACTAAAACTGTTAAGGTACATTATTCACGTATTGTACATTTGTTGGAAGAGCCTATTGATGATGAAATTTATGGAACCCCACGCCTACAAGCGGTTTATAATCGGTTGATAGACTTGGAAAAGTTGATTGGCGGTGATGCTGAAATGTTCTGGCGTGGAGCAAGACCTGGATACACGGGTGAGGTTTCACCGGATTATCAGATGACTCCTGAAATGTTATCTGATTTAAAAACTCAGATTGATGAATTTGAGAATAATTTAAGGCGTATCCTTATCAATGAAGGTGTGAAATATGATGCTTTGGCACAACAGATAGCCGACCCGTTGAGTCATGTTGATGCACAAATGCAGATGATTTCAGCCGTAACAGGTATTCCAAAACGTATTCTTACAGGTTCTGAGCGTGGAGAATTAAGTTCTGCACAAGACAAATTGGAATGGATTTCTTACGTAACTTCTCGTCGTGAGGAACAGAACGAGCCAAATATTCTTCGTCCTTTCATAGATAAGTGCATCGAGATAGGTGTACTGCCAAAGCCCTCAAACCCATATATGGTCAGATGGGATAAGTTGTTTAGTCTCTCGGATAAGGAAAAGGTGGATATTGGCCATACGAGGGCTTTGGCTATGAAAGAATTTTCAATGGGTTCAATAGAAGAGTATGTAACACTTGATTTGTTCTTAAAGCATTTTATTAACTTTGATGAGGTACAGATTGAAGAAATTATTACTAATCGTAAACGAGCCATTGAAGAAGAAGAAGAATTGACAAAGGATGAAGAAGAAATGATGATGCCTGAAAGTGATGGTGAAGCTCGTAAATCGGCTTCTGATGCACAAGGTAAAGCACAAAACCCTAATCCTGTTAGTGGTGTTCGCAGAGTTAGTCAAATAAATAAATAAATTTAAATGTATAACAATTTTAAAACTTTGAGTGATGGGAAGTAAGAGTAACACTTTGGAAAACAAATTATTGCTGCATCTTTTACAAAATGCTGCGATAGCCGGAATTGGTGACACGAATGGCGTTCTTGGTTCTGCTACTGCCGGAAATGTTTATGTACGGCTTTGTACCTCAGCTACAACTTGTGATGATGCAACGGTAGGTACGGAAGCTAATTACACAGGGTATGTTGCTGGTGGTGTTGCCGTACCTCGTAGTTCTGCCGGTTGGACAGTCTCAGGTAACGGGGCAAGTAATACCGCAGCAATTACCTTCGGGGCTTGTACAGCCGGTACAAACACGATTCGGTACGTTGAATTGTGGATGGATAATACCAACACTACAGAACCATATCGTTTGTGGTGGGGGCAGTTGACTGCCGATCTTGCGGTTTCTGCCGGTATTACACCGCAGTTTGCCATAGGTGAATTAGATGTTACTGAAGATTAATAAAAACGAGGGGTGAAATTCCCCTTTTAGCTGTTTAATGCTATGGCAAAACAGACAATAAACATCGGTACTACCGCAAATGACGGCACAGGAGATAGTATTCGTGATGCCTTTGATAAGGTGAATGATAATTTTACGGAGGTTTATACAACGCAGATAACATCTATTACACTTTCATCTGCTTCTTGGTCATTGGTTTCAGGATTATACGAGTATGATTATTCTAATGTAGCCATAACTGCGGATACCATTGTTGAGGTAATACCTGACAATGCCGACATAGCCGTTGTGAAGGCTGCGGAAATATTGCCAAAAACGGTATCAAGTGCAGGAAGTGTCAAGTTATACGCTACCAACGCACCAACCGGAAATATAGGAGTTACGATGAACTTAACAATAAAGGCATAATGGCAATAGGAAGTTTTAAATTACCGATTAGTACTTCTACTTCTCCTGCACAATGGACTAAACCAGCCGAATGGATTGACATTTCTACGGTGGGTGACAATGAAATCAATCTCTTAGTTTCGGATGGTACGGGAATATCATTTGCCACTACGGTAGCATCGTCAGGCACTTATACGATTGACTGGGGTGATGGTACGGTGGAAACAGGAAGGGCAAGTGGAACGACTTATCAGCATCAATATAATTATTCAGGGGGAACGTATTGCGCAAATCTTGGGTATTGGGTGTATAAGGTGCGGATTTACGGTGCAACCGGCAATATTACAAGATGGCAGGTTAAAAGGCATAGTTTTACCACACGGAAGCAATATCTCAATATACTATGGGCGGTATTTGGAACAACGGCATTAACGGATTGTTCAAGCACTTTCTACGATACTGTTGGGTTAACAGCAGTATGTCAAGAATTACAGGCGTGTACATTACCTACTTCTTGGAAAAGTGTGACCACTACGTCATATATGTTCAATAATTGCTCCTCCTTGTCAAGTATTGTCTTACCTACTTCTTGGGGAAGTGTGACCACTACGTCATATATGTTCAATAATTGCTCCTCCTTGTCAAGTATTGTCTTACCTACTTCTTGGGGAAGTGTGAGTAATACTTCATATATGTTCGCTTATTGCTCCTCCTTGTCAAGTATTGTCTTACCTACTTCTTGGGGAAGTGTGAGTAATACTCAAGGTATGTTCTATAATTGCTATGCTTTGTCAAGTATTGTCTTACCTACTTCTTGGAAAAGTGTGACCACTACGTCAGCTATGTTCTCCTCATGCTACGCCCTTTCTTCCATAACCTTGCCGACAAGTTGGGGAAGCGTGTCAAATACGTCAAATATGTTCGCTTATTGCTCCTCCTTGTTAAGTATTGTCTTACCTACTTCTTGGGGAAGTGTGAGTAATACTCAAGGTATGTTCGCTTATTGCTCCTCCTTGTCAAGTATTGTCTTACCTACTTCTTGGGGAAGTGTGA